TTCAAAAGAAGTCGATTCATCCGAAAAAGAAGAAACACTAAACGAAGCGGTGGACGCAGAACTATCGATTTTACAAGTCTCAATACAAAGGGTCATGCAATCGGATTTAGAGGAAGGAAGACAAGTCGCAGGGTTTTCAACAATCATATTTGGCGTTCTACAACTTTTAAACCTCATTATAGATCAGTTTTGACAGAATCTGCTGTCTTTACAACTCCCGCGTCTGGTAACGATGGAACTATCCAGTTTTTTAATATGTATAAGTTTGGTGGTGTTGGTTTTGGTACTGCGGCAGGTGGAGCCCGTGAGATCGACGTTGGAGCAGGTGTACCTACCTTTGAAGAGTCATCGTTCATATTACGTGGTGGCCGGTACGAAATGGTTATTCATAATACAGGAGGACAGGATATTAAAGTTAAGCTTTTTAGGATTACGACAGGAAACCGACCAGATTTTAGTATTGTGCCAGCTTCTGAAGACTCAGCTTGGGATCCGTCAGTGACCCCGGATTTCTATAATCAGATAGGAAAACCTTTTATGGCTAGAGAAGTAACTATTAATGGAGGAGATCAATATGTATTTTCGACAAGATTCAAGACTCAGAAGATAGATGGACAGGCTTATTTAGATGATGCTAGGTCACCTTATGTTTGTTTATTAGTTAGTTGTCACCAGACGGCTAGTGCGCCGTTTCTTGTGGCTCAGTCGTATAATCTTAGTTTTAGTGCGGATGCTATTTAATTGTAATGTCAACTATGTAACGTGTACGCAACTATGTGAATAAAAGAAGGGAGCGGGGCTGGGGGGTATATTATTACCCCCCCAGCCCTACAGCCCTACCGTTGGGCTATATAACAGCTATGTGTCTCATTGCATTTCATTCATTCATGCCTACTCCCTCATACTTCCATTGGTGTTTCACCATCAATAACTATGTCGAAGAGGAAGATGTGCCCCGCGTCACAGCTTGGGGAGAAGAAGCGGGCAAGTACTGGATCATCGGTCGAGAGACCGGTGAATCTGGAACCCCTCATCTCCAAGGATACATATCCTTGCGAAAACGGCGTACTGCCGTTCATGTATCAACTAAGCTTGCAGGTCGAGCGTATATCACGCGCGCAGCAGGTACTGCTAGACAGAATCGAAGATATTGCAGTAAAGGTGGAGACTTTGTCGAAGGAGGTGAAATCAATGAAGGTAAAGGAAGTAAGTCCCGTGATGCCATTGGAACAGCCTTCATGGCTGCCGTCCAATCTGGAGATTCAGGAGTGGTTGAATTCGCCAATTCAGAGCCCGGAACGTGGATTTTCAATGGATCTAACATGCTCAGAAACGCCCTTTCTTTGTACCCAACCATTGACAGGCCTGCCATCAATGTACAATGGATTTGGGGACTTCCGGGAGTGGGTAAAAGTCGACATGCCCACGACACCCTCCCTCATGCCTTTGTCAAAGAACCAAGAACAAAGTGGTGGAATGGATACCTCTGCCAAAAAGAAGTCATCATAGATGATTTTGGTCCTAATGGTATTGATATTAATCACCTACTTAGGTGGTTTGACCGTTATAAGTGTGCTGTTGAGACAAAGGGAGGCATGGTTGCTCTGTATGCTGAGACCTTTATTGTAACTAGTAATTTTCATCCTAGTAGTATTTTTAAGTTTGGTGATGAAGTTAATCCTCAACTTTCGGCTTTGGAGAGGAGAATGACTATCATCGAGATGTAATATGTTTGTTAATTATATGAATAAATAAGTTTGTGTATTAATCCTTTGCGCGCGAAGCGCGCTATGCGAATAATTCCCATATGAGATTATAAAAATAGGAGGAGGCGGAACGCCCTCCGACGTGGCCGCTTCCGAGGTACGAGGCAGGCCACAAGGTTGCGTAGCAACCTTACCTGAGGGAGCGAAGCGACCAACACGCCCTCCATCCATAACTCTATATATACCCGCGCTTTCGCGTGAGCGAGAGTAAGATTTCATTATGCCCTCATTCCGCAAGAGAACGTTTGCATCGGCTTTCAAGAATGGGAACCCCGGAAGAACGTTCAAAAGAAGTCGATTCATCCGAAAAAGAAGAAACACTAAACGAAGCGGTGGACGCAGAACTATCGATTTTACAAGTCTCAATACAAAGGGTCATGCAATCGGATTTAGAGGAAGGAAGACAAGTC